ATTGCAGACTTAATTGCTTTCACGATTGACCCAGTTCCTTGGTTTGAATTAGCCATCATTGCGTTACCGCTTGCTGCTTTGTTCAGATTGATTCCACCAGTGGGCACATTCAATTGTGACGCTAAATGTGCTGGAATAACGGTACCTTTGCTCGGCGCAGTCCATTGACCCCACGAAGGGGCATTGATCATGCTTAGACGGCCCTGAGCCGAGAGAAAAGCTTCTTTGCCTAGCTCGTTAACAGTGTAGGCGCTTCCGCCCGTCACAGGGCCACCAGAGGCTCTAAAAGCAGCTCTTCCTGCGCCTCGAGAGCTCCTCCTTGATGTCGAGCCGGACGATGAAGACGAACTTGATCTCGACGCCGCTTCCTTGTTAGCAACTCTTTGCATTTGATCTGCAGCCTTTCTGGCTTGCTCTTCAAGCAGCTTTGTTTGAGCAGTCAATTGCTCGACGACCCCAATCTGAATTTCAAGGGCCGTTGTGCTGTCGTCGACAGCTGTCTTTTGATTTCTGGCAGCTCTAATGACCTCATTTAATTTCTTTTCTTCTCTTCCGTAAGCATCTTCTGCTGCTGTCTTTTGTCTTTCAAGTGAATCAAGCTGATCTTGCAGTTTTTGAAGTCTGGCTTCATGCTTTCTATTTATTTCTGCCATTTGCGCATCATGTTTTTTCTGCTCTGCGGTAATCTCTTTGTCTTCTTGTTTTTCAAGTTTTTTCTTCTGAAGTCTCAACGCTTGGATCTTTTCGGTTCTCTGCATGCGCTGAAGACGAGCCTCGGCTGCAAGCAGCTCTTCTCCTTCTAATTGCCCTGATTTAATCTTTTGCTGCAGTTGCTTTTTCCGTAGGTCATAAAGTTTCTGTTCGGCTGGGCTTCTTTCCCGCAGCGCTGCAATCTCCTCGTCAATAAGTGATTGTTTCTCTTCATATTCTTCTCTGATGTTATCCATTGCAGTTTTATGGGCCTCTTCCTTCTCTGAGACCAAATCTCGATGGGCTTGCATTTCTTGGTCTATTGCCTCTTGTTTTGCATCGATCTGCTCACCAAGCCGCTCCATTTCTGCCTCGTGAGCCTCTCTTCTTTGCTGAGCAATTTGTTCTAGCTTTTGTACCTCCTCCTCAAGTGTTTCTCTTGATGCCGCAGCAATTTCTCTTAAGGCAAGAGCGTAATTTGCCGCAACACCAACATTTGTATTAAGCTGTGCTGCTTTTTTCAACTCTGCATCTGTCAATCTTTCGGCTGCACTTAAGGCAATAAAGTCTGCTTCCGCTTTCTCCTCTGCCGCTCGCTTAGCTCCTTCAATAGCACCTTTTAAAAGAGTAAAAGCACCTAGAACGGCAACCCCCCCAAGAAGCAGTAGAGGTCCACTAATTGCCAGAATTGGCGCTAAAAGCGCTCCGATTGCACCTGCAAGCATCCCTAACCCAGCCATAATTGCACTAAAATTAAACGCGACAACCAAACCACCTACTGCTAATACAACTGCGGCAACTAAGATAAGTATATCTTCCATGTTATTTGCCAAGAAATTAATCAAACCTTCTATAGCACCTAATGTGGTACTAATAATAGGAATTGCTTTTTCAATATTTTGTACAGCTTTTGCGAACGACAATGCTGCCTTATCATTTGCTTGCTGAATTCTCGCCATTCTACCCGCGATCGTATCTCCCATCTCTTCTGCGATTCGCTGGAAGGCAGAGCCTTCCTCTGTCATATTCCTGATAGCTTCTGAAACTTCGGAAAAGCCGATTTGGCCTTCCTTGGCCATTTGTTTTAGCTCTACTACACTTTTGCCAGTAACTTCAGATAGCTCAGCCCAGATCGGGATGCCTTGCATCGCAAATTGCGTTAAGTCTCTGGTATAAGCGCGACCCTGTGCTTGAATTTGACCAAGGTTTCTGCCAAGGTTATTAAGTTCTCCGCCAGTAGCCGCAGCGGCAATTGCTAATCTGTCTGTCATTTCTGTGCTGTCCGCAGTGCTCATACCGAAGGCCATCATGGTCTTACCGGCTTGCACGACCTGTTTAAGGTCAAAGGGTGTGGCGGCTGCTGTTTCACCAAACGCTGCAAATGCCTTTTCAGCGCCAGCTGCGCTACCAGTAAATGCCTTCAGCTGCAGGTCGAGAACCTCCATCTCGATTGCATTTGAGACCATCTCACCAATTGCTTGGCCGATTTTTTGTATTGCAGCAGTAAAAAGGTTTGCGAGCGTTTGGACAAGCGTGAACTTACCAATAACACCGCCAATAGCATTTTTTAATGTATTAAATGGACCTTCGTAGTTAAGCTTTCCAAGCTGGCTTTTTGCTATTTGTAATTTTTGATTATGTGCCATCCACTGCTTATTTAGCTGGCCAGTTGCACGATTATATTTTTCGGTATTATCACGAGCATTTCTAATCGCTGAAATTTGCTTTTTAACAAGATTTGCAGTTTTACCAAGTGATCCATTAATTAATTCATATTGTTCTTTTGTCTTTTTGGCGTTTTTCTTGACCTCATCCATCTCCTTTTTAAACTTGCTATCCTTAACATCTATCAGCACCTCAACCTTACCTTTAGTTCCAAGCTCCTGGTCTAATGCAGCACGTGCAGTTTTAGCACCAGTTTGGAACTTATTAAAGAACTCATCGATGCTTTGAATGGCCTTGGAATTATTAACTTCCAGATTAAACTGTAGGTTTTCGGCCACTGCAACGCCATCGAGCTGTTTTAGTCTTCCATGAAAAAAGGCCCCGAAGGGCCTCTATATATTCAGTTTTAGCTGTCAATCAGGTTTCAAGATTCAAAGCATAAGGGCCATATCCAGTCAGGGTGCACTCCCAAGACACGACGCTGGTAACCTCATTGCTTTCGGTGAATCCGGTCAAAGTGCCGTATCCAAAGATTGCTTCGGTCGTGCCGGTCGGACCAGTCCGCAAGAACTTCACCCGGAGATCGTCTGCAACCGTGTTTTGCTCAGTCAGGCGCAGAATCTTGTAACCAGCATCAGAATAATCAGCCACACCAGAAAGGGTGATCGAGAATCCTTTGGTGGTTGCAACAGACTGACTGAAACCACTTGCATCGTCGTCATAGGTATACACCTCTTCCGTGCCAGTCTCAGTTTCCAGAGAAGCAGCGGTCAAACCGATCAGCTTGACAGGAGCATCTGCAGTGGAGTTGCCATCAACGGTCCCGTCCATAGCAAAAGCGTTACCACCAACAGTGAAAACACCGTTGGCATAAGCAACACTTGAACCAGTTGCATAAGGAGCAGTGGTGGCCAGGAAGGTTGAGGCCGTGCCAGTCACAGTAGACACGTCAACATTGGCCGACGTCAACGGCATAATGAAAAAATCATAGCCGAAGGCGGCAGAGAAATTTGCCATTCAGAGTATCGGGCGAGGCCCGTGCGAAGGTACTCGGACACATCGGCCCGTTACCCTATACTTCCAATCAAATCAAATAGTATGCCGTAACAATCAATCGATGATTGGCATGTCAGAGAGGATCAAGACCTTGGTTTGTACTGTTGATCCAAGTCCATCGCTAGTGGCTACTGTTTGCACTGAGTTAGATCCAAAGAAACGACTACATACTTTCTCAGCAGCAGCCTGCAGCTGTGCGCCCGTAGTGCTACCCCAAGCAACTAGAAACACACTCCAGGTAATGCTAATTCTCGCATTGTCATCATAAGTAAGATATTCGTTCTGTGTGATATCGCCAGTATCCTGAATAATACACTCAATACCGTCTACACTTTTAAGTCCAGGTAAATCTTGACCAGGGCTTAATATAGAAATAGCGGCGAGGCTAGATGTATTACCTTTAAATTTATACGTACCAAGCATTGCAGTAAATGAGCTATCCCCCGACAAAGTGTTATAAATAATCTCAGCACTTGTAGGGAAAGATTGCGCCATCTGCCTAAAAATCTGTCCATTTAGTATTCCGCTACGGTAAACTTAAGGCAAGAATAACAACACGGAGGCACACATGAGGCCAATGAATGAATATTTCTTCCGTTTGTTAATTCTTACAATAATCTGATTTCAATGCATTCGTCGCAGGACTTCGCTCCCGTCTACGAGCGTATATCAGATTATTTGTATAACATGACTGCTTTAACAAGACGCGAAGCACGCCAACAATGGCGACAATCAATTAAAGATGCCTGGAACAATCGATGTGCATACTGTGGAGCTACACCAATCGTAGATGAATCACTGACCATTGATCACGTCAAACCACGCAGTGCTGGAGGTGAAGATCGAACAAGTAATTGCATCCCAGCCTGTTCATGCTGTAACCAAGCAAAATCTTCAAGAGAGTGGTTGAGCTGGTTCAGAGAGCAACCGTTCTACGCACCAGAGAAAGAATGGCGCATCAGACAATGGCTTAGTGGTGGCTTGAGTCACTTCAGTCATTACGACGAGGAAGACTCAAAGATTGTTGATGATTACGCAAATCAACTGATAGGACAATGGCCTACAGGTACAGATGCTAAATAATCATCAAGCGTTCGCCTTCCTGTGCTATAACCTTTGTTTGTACATGTGGTACACGCATATTCACTTCTATGCCGCATGGGGAGGTAAACTTTTGTACTTTATCAGAAGCAGATTCTAAGGCAATCAAAAGGCCGGTGTAAGATTTTCCGGTTTTTACTGGATTCAAAAGCATTGCATCTTCCCCAACGAGAGCAACAACTGATCCCGTAAAGACTTTATCTGCATTTGAAGTGATTGCCTTGAAGCAAAACAGTGACCAGGATGGATTTTTTCTTTGCTTAATCAGTTCAAGCATTGCAGCACCATTCTGACCACTTGCACTTTGCGTTTTGTCCGCTTGCCTGTAAAAGCAGAAATCCATATATTCAACAGGCTTTGGCTGTTTTTTTCTGTCTCTCTTGCTATTAACAAAAATAGACGTTAACAAAGCCGTAGGTCGCTCAGCATTATGCAAGTCCCTAAACTTTTGTTCAGCGAGTTTACTGGTAGCTTGTAGTACATATTCATACGGTAACTGCCAGTAATTTTCTAGGCAAAATTCTTTATCGCCAGGAAAGCCTGCCTTCAGGATCCAGTAGTATTCTTCAAAATCAATACCCTCTTCCTGGCTTACGACTTTCCCTCAGCCACTCCATTTTCATCATCTTTTGCAGCTGATTCAGCGATGCGTTTGTTGCTTTTCGCTTCTTCCTCGCTATAAAATTTAGAAAGCTCTTCGATCAACTCTGGATGCAGCTCAAGTGTCTTCTCAACAGTCCATTCAGGATCAATTCGACTCATCAGCAAGGCAGTAGCCTGTATGATTGCAACTTTTTCTTGGTATGCAACTAGTGCCAAAAGTTTTTGTGAAATTTCTCCGTCGTACTCGGCTAAATATGCTGGTCGTTCTTGTTTCATCATATCTTTTAGCACTTGCGTCGGTTTTTTCTTCTTTGCTCGTGCGACCACACTGCTCAACGTGTAAATTTCAGACATAGCAGGATCATTCCCTGCTGCACCTTGAACGATTGCTTTTTCAGATACCGAAAGATACCCACGTCGCTCAATCTCAATCTTGCCGCCAGTTTCAGTACCAATGACATCGATATATTTATCAATTTTAGGCTGCACAACAAATGGCAGCAAACCCTTTTTGGCCCTGGCCATATCTACAAAAAAGACTGCAGTATGTTACCTAATAATCAATATGCGTTGAATCGTGCAAGCCATTCATTCTTGATAGCAGTTTCCAGATGACTCTTCATGTCATATTTTGTAATACCGTAAGTACCTGTGACAGTCGCGTAAATCCATGGCCTAGCAGGCAAAAGCTGCAAGGGTCTACTTTCATCTCCATACGGCCTATGTGCGCCTCCATAGTGAACAATACTAGCGTACGGGGCTGAGTATTTGATGTTGACCATTAAAGATCCACCAGAGTAATTGGTGACTACTTTCTGACTTCTGCTCAGCTTTCCAGTATCAAAAATGTCACGCGGTGAGCCAGCCGTCCCACCACTTTGCCGAACAGTACTACGTGGCCACGCCCAAACAGATGTCTTCAATGACCTTTGTAAAGCTTCTGACAGGCTTGTCTTGATAATATTCCTGGAATTCATCATTCCTTTAGATATCGCACCCTTTGCCCTTTGTCTTGACTGCCCAAAATTAGGCTTTAATATTAATTTTGGAAACGCAATCGATCGTACAATCCTTACTTTTTTCGCAGATGCCATTAGTTTTGCACCTCGCCTCCAGTAATCTGTATTTCAACGCCCGAAATCTGCTGGTAAATGATTGAATCGATGCCCTGGCCTCCAAAAACACCACTAGAACGTTGAATTCTTGCAGTATGCATGATTGGATCTTGCCCAAGCCTGAACTTACATTCAACGCCAGGCTCCATCCAGTCAAATTGTGTTGTCACATCGCTGAATGTCAGGGCAGATTCATCACTGGTTTCAAGATCCCAGCTGCTGCTGACGGCTGAATATTCCAATGCATAACCCCTGTAGTAGAACTGATCACCACCAGCACCAGGCATCATCTCGCCGTCAAGCTGTGATTCCAACGGAATGCGCTTTGATCCGCTGCTCACACCGCTGTACTGCGTTCTCTTTACAAATAATTTCACCAAATAACTGTCAGATGCAGCCCGCACCCAACGCCCACTACTAAGACTTACAGTCCCCTGCCCAGGAACAAGCAATCTTCCATTGATATAAGGGGCCAACGGAGATGCCATGTACCCAGACTTTCTTTAGTTAGGCTTCCTACAGTCACTGCAATTCTCAATTTCACCCTGAATGTACTTCGCATAAGCCGCATTTATTGCCACAAACTTCTTACAAGTAAGACACCAGGCCTCTGCCCTCTCAGTACTCTCAATTGATCTAATTAAATCACCAAACTGACCATCTCCCATCTCCGGATGTACAGCCATGATTTAATTGCATCTACTTTAGCGTACCTCTGTTTATATTTCCTTAAGGTTTATTTAGTGCTTTTAGTATCTCTTTCTCCTTGTAATAAGGCTCTTTCGTCTTAAACTCCACATAATCATTCACATACGGCATCAACCACTTATCCACCGGAAAACAATACTCCCAATTCGTTGGTTTAGCACAATTCACCACCACAACTGACCAAAAGGCCGTCAGGTAATAAATTATCCCCGTTATCTCACCAATTAATCCACTCAACTACGTACTACTCGCGTAACTTCCTCCTTCCCATACTGTAAAAGCCCCGAAAGACAACTGCAAAATGCAAAATATTGCGCTACTTCACCCCTCGCACGGTTGATCTCTGCCTGAATACCACTAATCTCATTCCCACTGATCTTTTCCCACTGCAATACATCCGCCTTCACCAATACCTTCGGATCCTTACTGTCCTTATCAGCCGTAGTCTTAATACCAACTGCTGTCTCATATTCCGTCAACGCAGTCCTTACATTATTCACCGCATCAGCACTGATATCCTCTAATTCATTCGCACAATCCTGTACACAACTCAACGTAAACTTTCCAAATGGTACCTTCAAACACTCGATAATTCGCAAATCATCACCGCTTACCCAATTACCACTTGTGTCAAGCGCCATGATCGGCATCATATACTCACTTCCTAGTCTGCCAAGTATATATATCCCCCCTTACAATGAATCAACTAGACCCTCAAATATTGATTACTAACTCCCTCGCATTACTCCTAGCAGTTAGATGCAAATCTACAGAAGCAACTAAACAACTACTAGCTCGCTTCTATCATCAATTCACCGAAAAACAAGCTAAAACTTTCATGAATCGTACGATAATGCTACTGGATCCTAAAGAACGTGATTGGCTTAAAAACCTTTACTGATACAAGCCCTTACTGACCCTATATAAAACATCCCCAAATCATGCTCTCTCATAATTATCGCATGCGCCTTCAGCATATCTGCTCCCAAATCGCCTCTAACCTCCCCGTTGATCTCGATGACATGATCTGGGCATCTAAACTCGCTAAAGCTAATACAACCGCTAATGATATGCTCAGAAAAGCTAGAAAAAAAGCAACCCAACATGACTCCCTCGACTCCCTTGATAACTTTATGTCTGACCTTAACCTCGGTGACCCTGATCCCCAAAATCATCTCACCTCCCTTAACTCAATTGATGATTTCGTAAACTGGTTTAAACAAGATAAACCTGATGACTGGCGGCAAAGGGACTAGTACCGTTTTTTGCAAAAAATTTTCTGAGGGGGCTATCCAGACAGGTACAAACGTACTACGGGGGTGGGGGGTAGTACATGTGTACTACATTACGATTTGTTTCGTTTGGTTGCGCTTTGTGACGTTTTGTGACGTTTTGTGACGTTGCGATATGTTACGGACTGCTAAGCTATGTTACGTCCTGCTGTTACATGTCTTAGTGATTGTATGAAATTATTTTTATTTTTTTTTGTAACAATGAGCCACGTCATCAGTCCTCAGCCCTTAGTGTAGGAGCGCCACAAGTTAAGGAATTTTTTTTGTTCACACTGCTGTTCGCTCTCCTCTCGCTACCAGCGACAGAGCGGCACAATGGTTACGCTTCAATCCGGCGCAATGAGCGCCGATGGCAACAGCTCACACC